CGCCACACTCACTGGGGCCGAAGGCTCCGTAAAGAGTGTAATGATCCCAGTTCCAAGATAAGGAACTGGGCTCAGACACTGAAGTCACGGATAAACCGTTTCTTGAGTGGAGGCTCCGACCCCCTCTGGACTAGAGAGGAGAAGGAAGCCATCTCGCAGGGCGGGTCCTATAGGACCCGCGACCGCGGATCACGGTCTTTAAGATTAATTGAAGTCTTGAAGACAGTGGACGGGATATTCGCACAAAGATATTTGGCGAACCCCGCAGAAGTGTGGACATGGGACAGATACGACCTGTTCACACTCGGAACTTTTTCTCTCCTTATAGGAGACGAGTTCCTCGATGGGGAGTTGTCTCTAGAGACAGTCTCCATCCGTACCTCCTACTCCACACTTAAGTGGAGTAGGAAGTGGTTTAAAGTAGAATCTCATAGAGACCTACTTAAACGTGAGACCAAACCCCCGCCCGAGGGCAAGGAATGGACTCGACTTCTCTGGAGAACATGGAAAGTTCTCGAGGAAGCCAAGGGACACGAACGCCTATTGATAATAGGCATACTGTCTCAGACTAGGGGCTGCGGTACACCGCCGCCACTGGTCGTACTCCAGTCGAAGCGGAAATTCCTCGAAACCGTTTCACTGGAGCCTCCCGAAGAGTCGCAAACAATGCGATCTCTACGGAAGATGGCTATCGAGGAGGTGATAAACAACCTTCCCGTAGCCTCCGTCACAGGACTCTCGACAAAGTCGAGGGTCACAGTGACATCCTCTGCGTGCTGGGAAAAGACCCGGCGCGAAGGAGGAACAACGGAACAAATCAAAGCAATGATTTGTGACGTTGACCCGATGGCACAGATCCCGATAAGGGACCTGGACACCGGACGTGTCATCTCTTGGAAACACCAAGATGAATTTGACACGGTTGGAGAACTTATTTTCTGGGTCTGCTTGGACCGAGTTCTCCACACACCACTTGAGGAGCTTCGAAAAGCCTTCCTCACAGTGGTGAAGGAGCCTGGGAAAGCGCGAAGCGTTACCAAGGCCCGTGCTTGCCTCAAGATCGTTCTCGATCTTGTTAGCAAGATCTGCTCCGAGCCCCTTGCAAAAGGGATTCGGAGCAGCCAGTCTGGAATGAGCGCATCAAACCACGGCTGGAACTTCTTCAACTCGTTTTCCAATGAGTTAGAGAAGAACGAGGTCTTCCGACTCTTAAAGAGAGAGGAGACCACGTTCGAAGGTTATGTCGAAAGAACAGACACCTTCGAAGACCTCTATGTATCGTCTACGGACTACAAAGAGGCAACGGATTCACTGCGGCATAAAGTCGCAATGGATCTCGGTGTACCTTGGATGACCAAATGTGGTATACCCAAGGTACTGCAGGGTATTGTAATAGAAACCTGTTACAAGCCCCGCGAGGTCTACTTTAAGGCGACAGGCCTTATAGCAGACATCGGCGAAGTTGTGGATGGAGACATCCACAAAATCGTCCTCCGTCAAGGGGTCCTCATGGGGGACCCACTGACGAAACCGGTACTCCACTTAATCAATGTGGTGGACCGGCTCCTGCAGAAGCGGATCTATGATCCGACATTCTACGGCCGTCTCAGTAATGCTAACGAGTTAGCTGAGACTATCTCAAGTTTGAAGGTAAGGCTTCATTCTCGAGAACTATCCCGGGTTGCCATTTGAGAGGTACCCTGGGGTAACGTATAGCCC